TGGAAAAAGACTAATAATAGCTTGACTTTTACCTTTAAATATGCTAAAGGTAAATAATGCCTACCATTAAGCAAAAAACTACCTTTAAGGATACTATAGAGAATATCCAGCAGAAAAATCCTTTAACAAAAAAGGAACTTTTGGTTAAGAACGGGTATGCAACTACGGTGGCTCAAAAGCCATCTTTAGTTTTTAATTCTAAATATTTTAAAACGAGATTAGCTAAGATAGATGATACTAAAATACTGGATAAGTGGTATGAGTGGGCTTTAAGTGAAGAGGATAGAAGAGTGAGTGTCCAATGCGGTGAACAGATTATGAAGTTAAAGGATAGGTATCCAGCTTCAAAGAGCAAAGTGATAGGGCTATTTGAGACTATAGACGATTTAAAATGAATCTAAATAAGTTATATGAGAAAATAGGTTGGACTCCCCATAAGTCTCAGTTAGAGATTATTAAAGCTAATAAAAGAGATACAGTTATATGTGCAGGTAGGCGTTGGGGAAAAAGTTCTCTTTGTGGATTTTTAGCTATAACTACTTTCTTGGAAGGATTAGATAAACTGAGAAAAAAGGAAATAGAGTCTTTAAAGATTTGGATAGTTGCCCCAAACTATGAGCTTACCCAGAAAGTTTTTGAATATTTTGTTAGATGGTATTTGAAATTAGGAGGAGACCCAAAGACGGTTTCCCAAAAACCTTTTCCGAATATTAAGATTAAGGAGGGATTCTGGATTCAGTGTAAGAGTGCCGATAATCCAGTCAGTCTGCTTGGAGAAGAACTGGACTTGATTATTATAGATGAGGCTGCTCGGATTCCTAAGAATGTTTATGAGAGACAGATTTTTCCGACTACGACTTCAAGAAGTGGAAAAACTATTTTTATTTCCACACCTTTTGGACAGAACTGGTTTCATAAGAAGTGGATGGAATGTAAGAACTCAAAAGACGGTGCTGCATTTCAGTTTAATTCTCTGGATAATCCGACTGTAAAAAAGGAAGAGTGGGAAAGAGCAAAGAAGATTCTTCCTGAAGCTGTTTTTAAACAGGAATACGAAGCGTCATTCTTGCCAGACGCTGCTGGTGTGTTTAGAGGAATTCGTGATATAATAAAAGATGATACCTTGAAAGATGCGATAGCTGGTCATCATTATTTAATGGGAGTTGATTTAGGAAAACACGAAGACTTTACTGTTTTAACCGTAATAGACCAGTTGAATAATAATGTAGTTTTCTTTGACAGATTTAGAAAGATTGATTATCCGTTTCAAAAGAAAAGAATTATTGCTACAGCTAAACGTTATAATAATGCCAGAGTAATAATAGATAGCACTAGCGTTGGTGAACCAATCAAAGATGATTTAGAAAGAGAAGGTCTTTTTATAGATGATTTCAAATTTACAAATAAATCAAAGAAGGAATTGATAGAAAAAGGTTCCATTTATATAGAGCAAAAGCATGTATGGATTCCTCCTATAACAGAATTGGTTGATGAGTTAGAAGCCTTTGGTTATGAGTTATCTGGTTCAGGAAATATTATTTATAAAGCACCAAGCGGAATTCATGATGATTGTGTAATATCTTTATGTCTTGCTATCTGGTCGTTGGTAGCAGGAGAGCCTAAGCGTGCAAATCCTATCGCCCGTGAGTTGGCTAGGGTTCATAAGCGTAAAAGTAAATCTTTTATATGAAAATAGGAAAAAAGAAGCTCAAAATGAGTTCAGGAGAAGTAAGAGAGTTTAAATCTACTGCCGCAAGGGAAAGATTTGAAAAATATGTTCAGGCTATGAAACATGGTTGGAAGCCAACTAGAAAATATAAAAAATCTAATAAATATAAAAAACATGGCAAATAAAAAAGACCTTGAGTTAGTTGATATGTCTTATCCTAAAAAGGCAACTAAAGTTCAAAGTAAAGGAAATAAAGTTTCCAAGATTCAAGTAAAGAGTATCAATACGAAAAGCCAAAAGCCAACAAAATAGGTGCAAATATATGAAAACAGAAGACATTATTAAAACAGTAGGGTCTGAGATAGACTACTGTGAAACAACCAAATTAAAAGTCAATCCTAGCTTTGAGCCTACAGAGCTTGGTCGTTTGGATTTAATAGACAAATACATGATGTCCAAGTATAGGGATTCTGACACTGATTCTTTTGGCAATCAGATGGTTTTTTTTAATGTCGTCTCTCTTCCAGTTGAGGTAGCATCAAAGATGCTGGATTTTGATACTAAAGATATTCAGTTAATAGACGAAGCGGGAAGTTATTGGGAAACTTGGTTAATGGAAAAAGAATTACATTTTTGGATGAAAGATAAATATTTTGGTCGTCATTTAAATGAATTTGCTTTTAGATATCCGAGAGATGGACATATTATTGCTAAAAAAGTTGACAATGATGTGGGACTTGTTCCCATTAAAAATCTTCGCTTCAGACCAGACGCATTAAGTCTTGACAAAACACCTATTATTGAAAAATACGAATATCAATACGATGAGTTTATTGCTGAAGCAAAGAGGCGTGGATGGAGTAATTATGAAAAAGTAGAGAGGAAAAGAGACAGCACTAAGAGTGGTGAGTTTGAAAAATCAGCTAAAGTTAATGTTTTTGAAGCATGGTTTCCTTCTGGTTATTTAAACCAAGATGATAATTGGTTTCTTATTTCGGGAGATGGAGTGCTTTTAGCTTCAGCCGAAATGGATGATTGCTGTTATAAAGGATTACCATGGGAAAAAATAGACGGAAGATTACTTGGTCGTGGACAGGTTGAAAAACTATTTAATGAGCAGATTTATCTTAATAGAATGGGAAATTATAAAGCAGAAGGATTACATTGGTCTTCAAAAAGGTTATTTCAAACAAGAGATGCAAGTATTAACACTAATCTCTTAGGAGAATCTGAAAACGGAGAAGTGTTCATTTTAAATGACCCATTGACACAAGTTCCTGTTGAAGAAAGAAATTTGAGTTTTTATAATTATGAAGAAGAAAGATGGCAAAAGCATGCCAACGATAGGACATTTACCACCGAACCAGTTACTGGAGGAAGAGCACCGAGTGGGACACCTCTTGGGTCAACAATGCTTCAGGCACAAATGACCAAGGGATTTTATGACCAAAAGAAAGAAGAGCTAGCTATGTTTATTAAGGAGATTTTATGGGATTGGATTTTACCAGAATTTAAAAAAGAAAAGAGGTCAAAGCATGGAGTCATAATGAGAAATATTTTAGCTTCTGGAAGTGGGGCAGAAAAGTTTTTCAATATGCACCTGACATCAGAGCTTAATAAGGAAAAGATGAGAAAGTTTATGTCTCCAGAAATTGCTGAAATAAGAAAGGCATTTATTGCTGAAAGATTAAAAGGAAAGAAAGTAGATATTCCTAAAGGACTTTATGATAATCTCAAATATAAAATGGAAATTAACATTGTCGGTGAAAGCATTGATACTGCTGGAAAGTTGACAACATTACAAACTTTATGGCAAATATTAGGTTCAAATCCTAGTGTTTTACAAGACAAGACGGTGAAAAACATTCTTTTTAAGATGTTAAATCTTTCTGGATTTAATCCTAAAGACTTTGAATTTCCTGAAGATATTCCTTCATTACAACAGGCTTCGGGAATGGCACAAGCAGTTAGGGGTGGTTCGATAGCAGCACCAAGGCAACAACAAATGCCACAACAAATGCAAACTCAAACAACTGTATGAAATTAAATAAAGAAGAAATAGAATTTATTAAAAGATATAAAGTTCCTCTTGAGAAGCTCTTTCTTAAGAGAAAAGAGGATTTCATAAATATCTTATTAGTTGAGAAAGACCAAGTTAAAACTGAAGCATTAAAGATGGTTATTCGTGAATGGGATAATTGGATGTTAATCAAAGAAAGTATTTCCAAGGCAAAAACAAAAAAGAAATCTGAAAAAGATTTCACTGGAGTTTAATAAATTAACAAAAAAATATGAGCAATATTTTAGAGGATACAATAGTAAATAAGGGATGCATCAACTCTGTTCCAAGTGGAGGGTCTCTGACTTATAGCCATCTTAATTCTACCGTGACAGATACGACAGGTTCATTGATTAACAGTGGTTCTACATTTTTACATGCAATTATAGTTAATACTACGGCTGCTGGAGCAATAACGATTTATGATGGTGTTGGACCAACAACTGGAACTGCGATTGGTGTATTGCAGGCATCTGTTCTCCCAGGAACATTTACCTATAATCTTCCACTTACTACTGGGTTATGTGTAACTCTAGCAACAAATTCTGATGTTACTGTCGTTTATAAAGATTTATAAATTAAAGGTCAAATAGGAAGCGATACCTAAAAAACACTTTGAGTTTTAAAACTCTTCAAAATTATGCCAAATATAAATGAGTTGGGAGGCTCTCCAAATCTCCCAGGTGAGGAAGTAAACCTTCAATCTCCAGTAGAACTTGATATGGCAATGGATGAAGCAGAAGCAAAAGCTGAAGCTGAAACCAAAGCCAAAGAGGCTGCTGAAGAAACTTCCAAAGAGGTTGAGGAGACCTCAGAAGAAACTCCTATCGGTGAGGAATCGGTCGAAGAAATAAAAGCCCAGAGAGACGGGATGTATAAACGCCTTAAGACTCTAGAAAAGAAACTTAAGGAAGATAAACCTCCTGCTTCAAAGGGTGGGGAAGATGAATGGAAATCCAAGGTTGAATTCCTACTTGAAAATAGGGATGTAACCGAGGAAGAATTTGAACATCTTGCCACCGTTGCATTAAGGCAGTTTGGGTCGGTAAACACTGACTCCTTAAAAGACGCCAAAAAAGCAGAAACTGATTATCTTACTTATCGTAGAAAAAAAGAAGAACTTAAAAAGAAGATTCCAGGCTCAACTCCTTCAAGTCCTCTTGAGAAACTTCAAAAAACTCCTGGGGAAATCGCAAAGATGTCCAAAGCGGAGCACATGAAGTATGAGCAAGAGTTAATGAAAGAGGAAAGTCGAGGAATCTAAAAATAGATGGTTACTGCACAAACATACCTTGTGTATAGACCTGACATTTGGTCACCTTACATTGACAGACTCTTTAAGGAGAAACTTTTCGCAGCTAAATTTTTCAGGGATTACTCTGATTATATTACTGAAGGTGGAAAATCAGTCATGATTCCTCATGATACGATTTACACTCCTTCCACAATCACCACTACGACTGGTGAATTGACTGGAAATTTAGTAACAGATACCAGAAGTATTCTTGATATTGACACATGGAAGGCATCTGCAAGAGTATTTGCAGATTTCCAGGCAGCTCAGGTTGGAAAACAATACAGATTGAAAGAAATCTATGCCGAAAATATGGCACATTCTTTGGCAAAAGCCTTAGAACAATCATTATTCGGTTTAGTTACTGGAGCAAATCCTTCTCGTGTAATCAACGCTTCAACGGCTGGTGTAAAAGGTTCTGACCTTGAAGCAGCTCTTGCGATAATGGAATCATACAACATTCCTAAAGAAGAATGTATGTGGTTCTTCCACCCTAAAGTTTACTACCAAGAAATTTTAGCGGTTCAAAAACTATATGACGCTTCTCAATTTGGAAAAGCATCATTGATTAAAGGAAGCCACGGAGAGTTGTATGGTGTTCCTGTTGTGGTATCTACCCTTGTTCCTAGTGCTGGAGCTTCAGCAGAAGGGTCAGGCGGACACAGAAACTTTATCATTCACAACAGAGCATTATGCTATGCCGTAGGTAATTTACCTGGCGGACAGGCATCTGGAATCAGATTGCAAGAACTTAAATCAGAACACCTAAGAGTAATGGTTGTTGCTGATATAATGTATGGGGTAAAGAAAGTCGGGAACTCATACAGAGGTGTTAGAATTATTTCCAATGTTTAGTTCTAACTAATAAATAAATAACTTGTGGCTGGATTGGGTTAAGTGAGTGGCATTCTGCTCGACTTAACCCATTCAGAATGCAATTCAGCTATGGCAAAACTTAAAATTACATATTTTGGAAACGTTAAGAACATGTATAGACCGACTATGGATAAGGAAATCCTTAAGTCTTTGAA